GTTTAATTTAAATCTAGAAATAAAGACAGTGGCATAACAACTACAAAATCTGACCATTGGGTTGTATCTTTTTATAAAAAAGAAAAATTGTGTTTCACTTTATCTGTTCCGATTGAGAACATGAAAAAGATTGCTAGAAAATATTATCAAGCAGGAAAGATTGCTGAAGGTGGTGATGAGAATACTTCAAGAGGTATTTTAGTACCAATCAGTGCAGTATTGTATTTTAACTACTAGGAGATAAAAATGAGCTATCAAATAATTGAAATAACCAATAAATCAACAGGTGCAGTAGCATCTAAATACAGAGGATTTTTCGGTGGTAAACATGACACCGAAGAAGAAGCAAATGATATATGTACTATATTAAATTACCATAGAGGTGATAATGTACATTACATAGTTCAACAGGAGAATAACAATGAAAGATAAAATACTAGAAATATATGAGCAACATCAAGATACCATCAAATGTGTGGTATTTATCTCAATAATAGCTATATTTTGGGATATTGTGCTATAATTAGTTATATTTCTCCGAATATGAGGAGCTAGAATACCCTATTTTAGCTCCTTTTTAATGTCTAGGGTACTTTGGTACCACCCAAAATTTAAAGCCCATAAAATCGATTATAGGGATTCTGTGCAGGAAAATGTGATTCCATAGAGTGATACATTGTTAGCATTCCATCCTAATTCATTAGAATCCATTCTCATGACTGCTTTGGTATTAGAATAAGTTACAACATCATCATCTGTAAGTGCTGTTTTAAGTGATGGCTCGATTTGTAATGTAGCATTACCTGAACCATCTGATGTGATATCAGCTACTATCATATGAAGTTTAGATGATGCACCTGAGCCAAATTGTACATAATCACCTTTCTTAAATATCACTGTAGATACATCAGCACCATCTACTACAACATCGTATGCTCCAACTGAATGGTCTCCATTAACTGATATAACTGTAGTTGCTCCACCTTGTATGGTTTTAGCATCAGGGTCTCCAAGTAAGAATGTTCCAAATCTGCCATTGAGTTGCATAAAGAATGACTGCCATGCTCCTGCATCTGCCCTGTTCATTGGTGGTAATGTAACTGTTGTCTGCCAAACTGAGCCTTGATATTTTGCTACTTGCTGACAATAGGTAAATGGTGATTCAGTATAAGCAACTGTTCTAATAATTCTCCATTCACTTGTAACAAAGTTAGATGGAGATGTTGGTAATGTTAAAGGATAACTTGGCTCTGCCATAACTATGCTCCGAATGTTCTAGCAAATGCACCACCACGACTTCTTTGTTCTGCTACTGCATTTATTGTTTCTTGTTTGATTGTTGGTAGAAGATTTAAGACTTCTGCTCTTACTGTTGGTACAACACCTGTGCTAAATGATATTGATTGATTAACTACAACTCCACTACCACCTAATTCGTTATTAGGAATTATGTTTCCTGCTGTTTTAGGTACAAATAACTCAGCACCTCTTTCACCTACCATGTAAGGTTTGTTTGGTGGAGTATAACCACCATTTGCAAATCCTAAGAATGAGCCAACTGAACTTACTAAACCACCTAAACCACCACCTAAAGATGCACCTATGCCACCTTTTTGTTTTTCCTGATATTCAGTTAATGATGCAGTTAAACTATCTATCAAAGGTTTTATAATTAATATTTGTGCTATTGTTGAAATAATCTGTGATGTTACATCTTGGAATATATTCTTCATAGCATCACCAAAATCCTGACCTTTAGCTATTGAATCACCGAAAGCATCGGAAATAGATTGTCCTGCATCTTCAAATGTTTTATTTACTTCTTGAACTATTTCTTTTAGTTCACCTTCTGTTATGATGACATTTTTTGTTATTTCGGCAGTTTTTTGTTTAGCATCATTTAAATTAAGAACTTTATCACCATAAATATCTATGAGCTTCAAGATTCCATTTAAGTTTGCAATTTCATCTTTTTGTACTCTTACTACTTTCTTTTCTGTTTTTTCTACTCTATCAAAACCTGCTTGAAGTGCTATTAAAGATACAGTTAAACCTCTTACTACCACGTTTGCTTTTGCAAATGCTGTAATAACTTTTGCTACTACAGTTGTTGCTAAGAATATTCCTAATGCTTCTACTGTGGTTTTTATTGTTTCAAAGTTTTCTACAATGATGCTTGTAAGGTTAGCTAATGATTTACCAACCTCAGAGCCAAACTTAACTATTTCATCTTGACTGTTTGCAAGTGCATTATTTAAATCACCAAACTGAGCCTTTAGCTCAACCATAAATTCATCTGCAATTGCTTTTCTGAATTGAAATAGTTTATCTTCAAGCATAGATAAAGTACCTGTTAAAGTGTTTGCTAAATCATCTGTTACATTTCCAAACTCTCCACCTTTACCAAATACTTCTTTAAATCTTTTTACAGTTTCATTGATTGAGACTTCAGCACCCACTTGGAATCCAAGCATTGACCTGACACCTCTTTCTCTGAATACATCAGCAGATGCTATACCACCTGAGAACGACCTTTGAATTTGTTCAGCAGTTTGTTGGAATGATAAACCTGTAGCACCTGCTACATTACCTGTTATCTCTAATAACTCTGCAAGTTCTTCTGCATCTTCTGCTACTACTGCAAGATTACCTGATGCACCTTGTATTTCTGCTAATGTGAATGGTACTTTACTAGCAAACTTGACCATTTGGTCAAATGCTCTAGAGCCTTCTTCTGCTGTACCGAATAATGCTTTTAGTCTTACTTGTAAGTCTTCGATTTGTCTTCCGACATCAACTACTTGTTTGATTTGATATGCACCAAATGCTGTAGCAAATAAACCACCGAATGTGATTACTTTTCCACCTATGTTGCTAAGAGTTGTGCCAAACTTCTTGAATTCGTTTGACATCTTGCTAGATGATTTTTTGACTTCGTTGTTTGCTTTATCAAGACCTCGTTTTAAGTCTGATAAATCTGCTTCAATTTTAACTAATAACTTATCTAATTCCATGTCTAGTTGTCAGGGTACATTTCCTTTAATCGTTCCAAATCAGATTTGTCCATAGGCTCTGATTTCTTACCTGTATTGTATTCTGTAAATCCTTTTATAGCTAGAGTGATTTCCTTAATAGACATATCCCACACTTGCTGTGGTGATAGATGCATCATACCAACACATATTTCAAGCCACCTTTCTACAGGTAGCTCGTAATCATCATTTAAGGATTGCTTTTTTTTTCTGTATTATCAGGGTCTACATTAAGTGCTAATGTCAGTAGTTCACCTGTTAATTTCATTGATTCAACTAAACCAATCTCAGATACATGTTTTTTAATATCAGATTCATTAATATCATTTCCACCTGCTCTGATAGCAAGAGTTAAGATAGTTATGATATCTAATAAAGTAATATCTGCTGTAGTTAGTTTATTACCTACTTTAAGAATAGATGTGCCTAATGCTTCTTCTATTCTCATGATGGTATCTAATGACATACGAGCTTTGTATGTCTTGTCTTTGAAATTAAGAATCTTCTCTGCTTTCAACGAATTGACTGTCATTACTTTTCTCCTTTTTAATTTTCATTCTGATTATCTCATCTCTACCACCAACATTTGTAGCACTAAAGATGAGATATTTTTCCTTATCTATTTTCATAACACCTAAGTTATCCCAACCATCAAAGAATGGCAGTTCAACTTCTGATTGGTCAGAACCTAGATTAACTTTAGCATTAATCTTTTTTTTATTTACAGTTACTTCTGTATCAATCCACATTAGACAGTAGCAATAGTTATTTCACCTGCTGATTCAAATGTAAGTGAATACTGAGCTGAATCATTATAAGTACCACTATATTCAATAGCTGTTACTTGGAATGAGCCTGTAAAAGTATTGTAATCAGGCACTATGAATTGATAGTTAGTAAATGTAGCACTATCAAAATCACTTAATACTGTTTGATGTGATGCTGAATCATCAAATACACCACTACCTGAAATTGTAAAAGATTTAATTCCACCTTGTGCTAGAAGTTCTCTAACTCTAGATGAATCTTTTGTTGTAACATCAACTGTTTCTTGGTTGATTGAAATTGAAGTATCTCTTAGTCCACCAATAGTTGTAAATGCTTCAGGTGAAGCACCATCTCCAACTTTGACTAATACCTCTGCACCTTTTTGTACTGCCATTTGTTTACCTCTTAATTATCGTAAATTGTAAAATTAATATTAATTATACCATGTCTTGTGATTCCATCTGCTTCTACGAGAGTTGTTGCACTATTGACATAACTCATAACAGAATCAGCACCTGACACAGAGATTGTAACATTATTCGTTAAATTGTAAATTCTTTCCATTATTTCCTTGATTTCCTTTTGACCTCTATATTGAGACCAAACATCAATATCTACGTTGTATAAATTACCATCTACAGTCTTAGTTCCTATATCTGTGGTTATTTCTGTGCCAATTAAAACATAAGGATATGCTGTATCTTGTGGTGCTACAGAATCAAATATCTTGTTATCACCTAATAAACTATCAAGTGTGCTATCACCTGATAACAATGAATAGAGTGCTGATTGTAAATCGAATGAATGATATCCCATTATTTCACCTTAATATCTTTAGCCATCTTTTTAGAGAATTCTTTTGCTTGTTGATATGCTTTGGATTCCTTACCCATAAATGGTCTGTCCATATAAAGTTCTAACATCTGAGCATATTCTACATTAGTAAATACTTTGCCTACAGGTTTTATACTTGGTGATGATGGTTTAATTTGAATACTATTTACCAATCTGCTTGTGTCCATTGCAGGTGGATTCCCTGCTGATGAAGCTATATGAGTTTTACCACCTCGTTCATAAGTATTACCTGTCTTTGGTGTGTTTCTCATGCCCAACTGAATATCCCTCTTAAAAGTATTAAGAACACGATTAACATGTCTTGATGCATTGACCTGATACTTTTTAAGTACTACTTCTGCATTCTTAGCAAAGTTAGATTCAACTTTTACAGATATCATGTAGCTACTCCTTCAGTTGCTAGTATTTCTTGAAACTTTCTTCTTCCTTCTTGAATATCAGTAATCTGAGTTATGTTAAATGTTTTTGAGTTGTAAGAGATTCTATATTTTTCTGTTAAAGAAGAATAATATCTGATTGTAAATCTGTAATTAGATGTTCCTCTGATTTGGTCTCCAAAGATTCCTTCACCACCTGATAGATTCTCTGCTTTAGCCCATACAGTTGTAGCAGTAGAATAGCTAGTAGATTGACCACCACCTGCATCAGTTACACCACCTAAAGTCTGTAAACTGATTCTATTTCTCATCTCTCCTATAAGAGACATTAGACCATACCACCATAATGTGCTGTGCCACGATAAGGGTTAGTTGAGAATTGTCTAACAACATAGGGTTGTAATAACTGAGTTGCTTGATAAGGTGCTGACATTCTCTCTGTTCCATCACCTCTGTGTTCAAATAACCATGCTGTATAAATAAGACATGCATGTTTGATATCATCAGGCACATCAGTTGTACCACCATATCCTGCTACATAGGTAATCTCTAAAGCATTGGCTACTCTTAATCCTGTTGGATAACTTTCACCATTTCTTAAAACAAATCTTGCAGGAACACCTGCTGAATCTAAATAATACTTACTTGAATCAAATGTGCTTTCTGTATCTGCATCATCATAGTATTTAACACTTGATATAGATGATACAGGTGATTGTGGCAGTAATATACTTCTACGAGTAATATCTTGGTCTATGCCTACATAGTTTCCTTCTTTGACAGGTATATCGGTATCATAAACAGAATCTATTGAAATCTTTAATGTTTGGGTTGTAATACTTCTTGCTGTGTATCTCTTAGCCCAATTATGTGATGCTTTAAGTAATGTTGATATAACTGTATCATCATCACTACCATCGATTCTAAGCCAATTCTTGACTTCTGCACTTGTGATTGCAAATTCTGTTTCTGCTGTTGTTACTGTAAGACCTGCCATGATTACCTCTTAAAATTGTAGCACTATGATATATGATACTATGATTACGAACAATATCTCAATTATAGATAGCTCAGGTTTAAACCATTTAGTTCTTATCCTAACTGAATTAAAAAACACTAAGAATAATAAAAATAATGCTACTGCTAGTGAAATATCTGTCATTTATTGTCTATTCTCCATTCTATAATTGATAGTCTTTTATCTAGTTCTAATATCTCTTTCATCATATCTTCTCTTATTTTTTGTCTTTCGATGACATTATCAGGTGATGGAATAATCTGATTATCCATATCCACTAAAATAGACATCTTCTGATTTAATATATTAACACTATCATGCATAGCAAGGAGACTATTAAATAAATAACCTAACATAGCTAATAATAAAGGAACGACTGCTGTAAGCATCTTCTTGGTAAGTTCAGACATTATCTTCTGACCAAAGAGCCACCAAAATAAAGACCTATGATACTAGATACCACATGAGTGTCTAATGGAGTGATTACGAGCCCATTTAAAGGTTTCCATTGTGTCATATCAACATCACTAGAAAAGAGCCAAAAACCCTGCTGTACTGTCTCTACATAGCCTACATAGACAGGCATGTTAGGGTCTATAAATGGTGCTAACTTAGGTAATACAATTATAGCTAGTACACACATAAGTGCTATCCATCTACGAGTATTCTTAGTAAAAGCATCGGTTACTTCTCTTGCTTTATCAAACTGCTCTGCTTGTAGTTGAGCACGTTGTAATAACATCTTTTGTTCTTCTGCTCTATCCTTTGCTTTTTGAGACATGATGGATAAAACACCACCAAGAACTGTGGATGCCAACATTGACAATAGTTCCATTGGAATCATGTTAAGAACCTAATACTAATATTCTAACTGATATAGCTAATTGTGTAATTAAGATAACAGCAATCCACCAAGCTTTCTTATCTCTATCATCTTGTCTTTTGTTGAGTTCTCTTATATCACTTTCTATATGATATAGATGATTATTCTTAATGACTTCGATATCCTTTCTAACTAACTGAATATCTGATTTTATTTTTTCTACTTCTACATTCAGTTCGTTAGCATCTTTCATGATTAAAACTCTTTTGTTTTGCTTGTAACTTCAGGATTTAATTGTGCATTTAGTTGGTCTGATAGTTTTTGTTGTAGACTAGATTCTGTTTCACCTGAATTTTCTAAAACACAATCAATACATTGTTGTTG